GAAGTTAATCTAAATGGGGAAGCTGGTGCTGCTGTTGCTACAACAGGTGGTTTAAAAGGTTCTTACATTAAGTTTACTGCAGTTGCAGCAAACCTTTACTTTGTAGAGGGAATGCTTAATGCTACTGGATCTTTAGCAACACCTTTTGATACACAGTAATAAATAATTATTATGGGCCTTCGGGCCCATAGTAAAAATAACTAAGGAGAAAAAATATGGCATTAAGTTCAAATGTAAAACAAACTATCCCTTTAACAGGAGATGGTTTGGCTAGAAAATATGCAGGTACTACAACAGTTGTAATTACTAAAGCTAGAATACAAGGTGTTTATGGACAAGCAAGTAACGCTGATGCTGAAATAAAAATTTATGATGAAGCAAGTTCAGATAAGACAGCTTCTAAATTAGTATTTCATGCAAAGTTTTCAAATGCAGATAATCACGGACAAAGCTTTGAAATTCCTGGTGAAGGAATTAAATGTGATGCAGGTATGTATGTAGATTTAACCAACTGCGACTTTTGTACGATTATTGGAACGTACACGTAAGAGGTAGCCAATGGCTTTTTCTGGCACAAGTACATTCGAGAAAACATTCTCGATAGATGATATTATTACCGAATCTTTTGAAAGATTAGGATTTTTTGACTATACGGGTAATGATCTAAGATCAGCTCGAAGATCATTAAATATTTTATTTCAAGATTGGCAAAATAGAGGTGTGCATTTTTGGGAAGTATCTAGTCATGCTTTCACAATGAATACTGATCAAAATGAATATGTAATTTATAGATCTCCAACTGATGGAGATGCAGATGGAATAGATACTACTCTAACTGCTGGTATTAATGCAACCGATTTAACTATTCCTGTTGCTTCTGTAGCTCAGATGCCAAGTTCCGGAAAAATAAGAATTAATTCTGAAGTTATAAAATATTCTTCAATTTCAAGTTTAAATTTAATTGTTTCATCTACTTCTGATAGAGGAGTAGATAGTACAACAGCGGCTTCGCACTCGAGCGCAGACGCGGTGGTAAATATTGCAGAAATGTGTTCTGATGTTTTAGAAGCAAGTTATAGAACTACATCAAATGTAGATACACCACTTTCAAAAATAAATAGATCTCAATATTCTGCTTTTTCAAATAAAACTTCTACAGGTCAACCTTCACAATATTGGGTTCAAAGATTTATAGATAAAATTACAGTAACTTTATATTTAACACCAGGTAGTTCTCAAAACGGAAACTTTATGCATTTTTATTATGTAAAAAGAATTCAAGATGCCGGGGCCTATACTAATGAAGCTGATGTAGTAAATAGATTTGTTCCTGCAATGTGTTCAGGTTTAACTTATTATATCGCTCAGAAAAAAGCTCCTCAAAGAGTACAAGAATGTAAATTACTTTACGAAGATGAATTAAACAGAGCACTTCAAGAAGATGGTTCACCAGCAAGTGTTTATATTTCACCTAAAACTTATTATCCGGAGATCTAATGGCTAAGTTTGCAAAAGGAAAATATGCACTAGCAATTTCAGATCGAAGCGGTTTAGCATATCCGTGGAAAGAAATGGTTACTGAATGGAATGGAGCTTTTGTTCATTATTCAGAATATGAACCTAAACAACCACAATTAGAACCAAAACCATTTGTAGCTGATCCTCAAGGTTTAGAAAAAGCAAGACCTGCAAGAACAGAATTTGGAACTCAAGATTTTTTACCTAAAAATCCATTTACAACTGCAGCAGCTTCTAAAGAAGTTTCTGTTTCAGAACCATTTAGTGGAAGATCCAATAATGACATTGTAAGATTTACTGACGTTAAAAAACCGGTAGGAGGTGTAGCACTTTCTACTTTTGAATTATCAACTACTTTATCATCTAATATTACTGCAACGGATTTAAGTATTGCTGTCGCGGATTCTACTGCTTTTCCAAGCGCAGGTTATTTCATTATTGAAAAAGTTAAAACATCAACTGATGGATCTTCTTATTATGAAAATGAAGTTATTCAATATACAGGAAATTCTGCTAATACTTTTACAGGATGTATAAGAGGAACAAATGCTCAATTTAGAGGAGCAGTACCTAAAAATACTACAGCAGGTAGTCACGATTCAGGTGCAAAAGTGTATGGTGGTTATTCAATAACTATGGTACAAACAACTCATAAGCAAGCAGGAATGCCAGCAACGGTAACTCAAGAAAATAGTTACACTTTTGATTTAGCATCTAATGCTGCAGCTAGTGCAATAGGAGGAGGATTCCAAGTCTTAGCAGGACCATTGGATTTCCAACAAGGATAATATGACATACGCAGAATTAGTAACAAAAATTAGAAATTATACTGAAGTCACTTCGACTGTTTTAACAGACGCCATTATTAATGGCTTTATAGAAGATGCTGAATGGAGACTTTTAAGGGATGTAGATTCTGATAACAATAGAAGATATGCTACAGCAAATTTAGTAGCTTCAACTAGATTTATTGATACTCCAGATAATGCTTTGGTAATTAGATCAGCTCAAATTACTGATTCTGATGGAGTGGCATCTGATAATAATAGAGATTTTTTACAATATAGAGATACAAGTTTTATGTCTGAGTTTAACCCTACAGAAGTAACGGGGGTTCCTAAATACTATAGCTGGTGGGATCAAAATACGATTGTAGTAGCTCCCACGCCCAATGCTACCTATACAATCCAGTTAAATTATATCTTGAAAGACCCTGGATTATCGAGTACAAATACGACAACATACATAAGTTTGAATTTTCCCAACGGGCTTTTGTATGCATGCCTTGTAGAAGCATTTAGTTTTCTCAAGGGGCCAAATGATCTCTTGCAATTATACGAAGGAAAGTATAAACAAGTGGTTGAAGGCTTCTCAATAGAACAAATGGGAAGACGAAGACGAGACGAATATCAAAGCGGTGTTCCTCGTATAGGAAAATAGGAGAAAAAAAATGGCTATAACACAAGCGATTGCAAACGCATTTAAGAAACAACTCTTAGAAGGTGATCAAAATTTTGCTTCATCATCTGGAGACAAGTTTAAAATAGCTCTTTATACTTCTTCAGCAACTCTAAACTCAGCGACTACAGCATATTCCGCAACTAACGAAGTTAGTAATAGTGGTCAGTATACAGCTGGTGGGGGCGCGTTAACTAATAATGGAACATCTATAACTGCTGGAGTAGCAAGAGCAGATTTTGCAGATCGTTCATTTACTGGAGTAACGTTAACTGCTAGAGGTGCTTTAATCTACAATACATCATCTGCTGTATCAAATGCTGCGGTATGTGTATTAGATTTTGGAGCAGATAAAACAGCTACTTCTGGTACGTTTACAATTCAATTTCCAGCACCAACAAGTACAGCAGCTATCCTAAGAATATCAGGATAATAGGGAGGTAACTTCCTATGGCTATAACTTGGGGCTCTCTTACGTGGGGAGTAGGTAACTGGGGTGATCAAACAGATTCGGATGTATTTCCTTCAGGTATAGCATTATCTGGAGCAACTGGTTCTCTAACTACAACTTCAACTGTTGAATTAGGTTGGGGCCGTGATGGTTATGGACAAAGATCTTGGGGTGCGCCAGGACAAATAGTTACTCCTGTTGTTCCCGAAGATGAAATGACGATCGCACTCGCGTCCGTCAGTATTACAGCAGAAATAAACGCAGGATGGGGAAGACTCAGCTGGGGTGAAAATGCCTGGGGTGAGTATGGTGATGCTGTAATTGTTCAAGATCAAGCTTTAGCTATGGCACAAGGTAGTGTTACAGTTCAAGCTGATGCTATTGCAACAAATTCCACAAATAATAATCAAGAATTAGGTCTTGCGACCGGTACTGTTACAGCAACTGGAACAACTGTTGCTTATATAACGGATACCGATTTAGTAATGACAAATACATTAGGAACTGCAGATGCAGGTCCTGATGCAATGGCTACAGGTAATCATGCCACAATGGGACTTGGTTCCGTTTCTGCTTACAACGAAACAGGTTGGGGTAGACAACATTGGGGGGATAATGCCTGGGGTGTAGAAGGAACATGGGTAACAGCTCTTGTTTCTGGTCAAGCTATGACTGCAGCTTTAGGAACTCCTTCTGAGTTATCTGGAGATGCAACTTTAACACTTAACACTTTAAATGAAATGCAACTCACAAATGGTGGAGTTGATGTAGCTCCTGATGCAATGATTACCGGTAATTTTATGATCGGTGCATTAGGTACATTAGGAATGCAGGGAGATGTCACTGTTAGTCCTACTGGTGAAGCAATGACTGCTGCTCAAGGAACAACGGTATTAGACGCTAATACTCAGGTTACAGCAACGTCAAATTTAGCTACAATGGCGTTAGATAATGGTACTACTATTAAGATTCATAGTGTAGTAATTCCTACTGGAATAGGGTTGACTGCAGCTTTAAATAGTGGTAGTGCTTTAATCTGGAATGAAGTAAATACTGGTTCAGCACCAATAGATCCTCCAGGATGGACGGAAGTAGCTGCATAAAAGAGTTTGACACTAACTCTAGATTTTAATAAAATGATGACGATATAAGGATTTAAAAAATGGCGAATTCAACATCTGCAAATTTAAAACTTACAGTCCAAGCTACTGGGGAAAACTCAGGAACATGGGGACAGATAACTAATACAAACTTACTAATCCTAGAACAAGCAATTGGTGGTTATGGCGCGTTTGGTGTAACTAACGCTAGTAGAACATTAACTTTTACTAATGGTGCAACTTCTAACGGAAAAGATCAAGTTATTAAACTTTCAGGAACACTATCAGCTAACGTAGCTGTTAACGTACCAGACTCAATTGAAAAAACATATATAATTGAAAATGCATGTGATCATGCAAGTTATACTCTTACATTTAAAACTTCATCAGGTTCAGGTGTAGCTTTATGTGAAGGACATTCTTATACTTTATGGTCAGATGGTACAAATATTTATAAAGCAAGCGAATTAAAAAAATGGAGAGCAGTTACTGCCGCTGAAACAGTTCAAGCAGGAGCTCAACTTATGGTTAACACAAATGGTGGAGGAGTTACCGTTACACTTCCAGCGTCACCTTCAATTGGAGATGAAGTGTCATTTGTTGATCAGGGATATGATTTTGACTCAAACGCATTGACTGTAGGAAGAAATAGTTCTAATATCGCAAATGCAGGATCCGATCTAGTAGTAAATACTCAGGGAGCTGCATTTACATTAGTTTATTCGGGCGATGCTACAACAGGATGGACTTACACGGAGAAATAGGAGATAATTAATTATGTCAAATTACGAAGCTACAAAATACGATTTTTCTGGTGCAAACCTTACAGGTATCGAAGGAATTCCAACGGGATGTATTGTTCCTTGGTCTGATACTTCTTTACCAACTGGTTTCTTAGAATGTAATGGTCAAGCTGTATCAAGATCAACTTATTCAGCTTTATTCGCAATTGTTTCAACAACATATGGATCTGGAAATGGATCAACAACTTTTAATGTTCCTGATTTAAAAGATAAAGTTAGTTTAGGAAGATCAAACAGTGCAGCTTTAGCTTCTACAGGAGGAGCAAACACAGTTGCTGCAACTGGAAACGTTGGAGGATCAACTGCAGAACATACATTAACAGAAGGTGAATTAGCATCACACGCCCACAGTACTCCTTGGAGAACACAGGGTGTGCAAAACACATTAGGTCTTCAATATGGACAAGGATCACACAATACTAACTGGAATGTTGCTACAGCTGGATCAGGTGAAGGTCACTCCCACAATATGAGTGCAACTTTTACTGGAGATTCAACTTCGGTAGTACAACCGTATATAACTGTGATATATGTAATTAAAACGTAGAGGAATTTATGGCAAATAAAAATGTAAAATGGACAGTAGTATTTCAAGACAAAAAGGTAATTAACCAATCTGTTAAAAATGATGTTGATTCTGCGACAGCATATAAAATTGACTCTATTGATTGGGATAATGCTAAATTTGCAGACGTCCATGCTATTCAATATATTCCTGACGGAGATCATGAGAATTGTGTTGAAATGACTCCAGGAACTTTTGGCCGAAATAAAACTTGGGCAGAAGCCAATCTAGGAGATTTTCAAACGCAGTTTATTAACAAATGGGATGCAGCACACCTATCATACTTACAAGCAGTGTGGGATGATAATAATGTTCCTTCAGAAACAGCAGAACAAAAAATTAATAGAATAGGCGCAAGACCTACATCTTATTCTTCGTAATCATTTACATACAAAGTAGAACTAAATCTTTTAACATTGGGTACCTTACTTGCATGTCCAGAATGCAACCAATTTGAAGGAAATAAAATAGCTCGGTTTTCTCTAAATCCTACATGAATATCTAATTTATCATCTGTATAAAATACAGTTCCATTGGTAACTGCAGTAGGACCTGATAACATTGTCATAATATTTATAACACAATCCAAATCAACGTGTGGTCTAAACTGACTTAAATCTCTGATGTCTATACCACTATCAGGGTGTAGTTTTTTTATTTTTATTTTAAATTTTTTTTCAGCTTGTGTAGTAAACGTTTTTAATAAATTTTTATCTTGAGATAAAAGAAATCTCATTCCATGATGGTTTTCTTTGGTTCTTTCCATTCCCTGCACATATCTCGGAGTAAAAAATAATTTAGTAGTAATATGATTTTTTATATTTAAAAATAATTTATCTTCAAAATAATTATCTATTATCTTTATCACCTTAACGTCATCCAAGATGTTAAGAGATATTTTTCACCTGATAAAGGTGGATTCCCTCTATGTACATAAGGAAAACCTGCAGGCCAAATAACTATTCTTCCTGCTTTAGGTTTAATTCTTTTTGAAAAATGAAGAAATTCAGTTTCTCCACCTTCTTCTACATCATTTAAATATATTGAAAAAACTAGAGCCCTACATTCGTTATCAAATCCTAATCCATGTTCTAAATGCCATACATGATAACCTTCAGTCGGGAGAGTTTTTTGTATTTTTAAACCAGTATACTTAAGATTTTCTATTCCATATGCTTCTAATACACCTGTATGTTTTAAATAATGATGAAGAGCTTGGTCATAATTAGCAATTATAGTTTTTAAATTTGTCCACCAAATGTCAATATTATTACCCGTTATAAAATGTTGTTGATCGGTTTTGTCTAAAACAGAAGTTTTTTCTGCATCTAGTCTATTAATAGTTCTTTGAAATTTATCTTGTTCTTCATAGACCAGAATAGCTTGTTCACAAAATTTTGGAGGAATATATCCATCATAACATCCAATGAATCTATCAATATTAACTGTTCGCTTCTGCATTTTTTTTATCCTCTAATTTTTTTAAGTGAAGTCTTTTTTCTTTATCCCAATCTAATTTTTCATCAAGATTAAATACTACATTAAATCGTGGTTCGTCTTCTGTATGTTCCGGAACAAGGTGATGAACAAAAGGGGGAAACACGTAATATTCTCCTGCTTTTGGTGTAATTTTAAGTTTAAGTTCTGGAACAATTAAAGGAGCTCCTCCATCAGTAAGATATAAAATACCGTGGTTTTGAGGATGACGATGGGTTTCTACATAATCTCCTTTTTTCATCATGATACCCCATGCATCGCGTACATAATGTCTATCATAAAAATATTCAAACGCATCTGGATTAGTGGTTTGATGTAAATTAATTAAATAATTTAAAAATTTAATAAATAAAGGATGGTCTCTAAAAAATTTCCAGGAAGTTTTAGTTGATTTAACATTAGAACCATAAGATTCTTGTTCATTTATATTATTTTTTATAAGAATCTTAAAATTATGAAGGTCTTCAACTACAGGATAAGTTCCACACGTTATTTGAACTGTACGAGGATAGGTCATTATTAAACTACTGCTTTGAGCATATTTAATTTGATCATTTGTAAATTCAATCATTTATATAAATTCTCAGCTCTTTCTTTTTGAGTTTCATCTAAATTATCCGCATTTCTTTCTAACTTAGAAAGAGTTTCCGAATTAGGGTTCCATTCTTCTTTGTTTACTATTTCAACTCCTCTTTCTGGTTTAGTTTGAAAGATAGCCATGTATTTACCATCATAAGGTTGTAATTTCTTTTTCCACCAGTCAGGGTGTTTAACTGTGTAATGAGCATTCTTTCCATTTAATAAAACTTGTGTGGCATCATAACAAGTAATAGTTAAAAAAACATTATCCGAAAATTGAAATATATCGGCAAGGACTTCTTCTACTTTATCTTCTTGAACATGTTCTAAAACATCTGTGCAAATAATCATATCATATTTTCCTTCTGGTCTTTTAGCAAAAGGGAGATAAGCAGGATCATAACCAGTAATGTCTACGTTAGGTGCTCCTGGTGTTTTATGATTATTGAATAATAAATGATGAAATTGAGCTTTCCCGCATCCATAATCTAAAATTTTTTTAATTTTATTTCTCTTAATAATGTCCCATACTTGATATTTATATTCAGCTAAAGATTCTCCTATCCAAAACTTAGCATTATGAATATGATATTTTTTAGCTTCTTCTAGTGATTCGTAACTCATTCTTTTTTCTCCTATATATAAATACTTAACTTTACATATTAAGTAAAGTATTTTTTATAAAAATTGATGCTCTGGTTTATGTATATTTTTTATATGTTTTAATTCTTTATAATGTCTATAACAGGTTTCCGTAAAATAAGTAAGATACATAATATCTCTAGGATGGGTTACGCGGTAAGCATCGATTCCATCATATCCCATTTCTTGAGCTACCTTAAATCTAAAATGACCACAGTGAATTTCATCTTTTTCTTTTTGAGGATTAAACATAATGACTCCTGGAAAAAGTAAACCATCTTGTTTCATAAATTCTCTTACATTTTTTAAATGCTGGGTTTCATTGGGTTCATCCCAATTAATAGAGTCATTATTTTGCAAATAATCAAAATTTATGGTAGTAAGCTTCTTTGGAAACCATATTATTCTGGCTTTCATTATATTCATAACTAATATATAACATAAATAATATGTTACAAAAGCTCAAATTTGTCCCTGGATTTAACAAACAAGCTACCGAATCTGGCGCGGAAGGTCAGTGGGTAGATGGGGATTTTGTTCGATTTAGATACGGCTTACCTGAAAAAATTGGAGGATGGAATCAGTTAACAGCTGCGGCCAAAACTTTACCTGGAGCTCCCAGAGCTTCACATACTTTTTCAAGTTTAGCAGGAGAGAAGTATCAAGCTATTGGAACGTCTAAAGGACTCTTTATTTACTATGGTGCAGATCTTTATGATATTACTCCATTAGACACTGCTATTACCGGTGTTACAATTACCACTACAAATGCGTCAGCTACCGTACGATTTAATAAATCTTCTCATGGATTAGCTTTGGGAGATTATGTTAATATTAGTTCAGTAACTGTTACCGGAGATTCTAATTATACTGCAGCGGATTTACAAAAAAATTATGAAATTATAAATAATCATACAGACTGGTTTGAAGTAACAGCTTCGAGTACAGAAACTGGAACGGGGATGACTGCTGCCGGATCAGCTACTGTTAATCCTTATGTCAGTATTGGTCCTACTTCTCAAACAGTTGGTTATGGGTGGGGTACATACTTATGGGGAGATTCTACATGGGGTACAGAACGAACAACCAGTAGTGTAATTTTGGATCCAGGTAACTGGAGTTTAGATAACTATGGACAAGTTTTAGTAGCTACAATTGCTGACGGAAAAACTTTTACTTGGAATGCAGGAGCATCGAATCCAAGAAGCAATAGAGCTTCACAAAGTACATCGGGTTTTGTTACAACCAGTAATCCTACAGCTTCTGTAAAAACGATTGTATCAGATAGAGATAGACACTTATTTCATCTTGGAACAGAAACCACAATTGGAGATACAACTACTCAAGATAAAATGTTTATTAGATTTTCTAATCAAGAAGATTTAAATGATTATGTTCCTACTCAAATTAATACAGCTGGAACTTTTAGATTAGATAATGGAAATGAAATTCGTGCAGCTGTTTCAGGAAAAGATTATACGTTAATATTAACCGATACCGCTGCTTATGTAGCTCAATATGTTGGACCACCATATACATTTAGTATTAGAATGGTTGGAGACAACTGTGGATGTATGAGTCAACACGCAGCAGTTTCAGCAGATGGATCTGTATATTGGATGGGTGATGCCGGTGGATTCTTTGTATATGATGGTACAGTTAAAAGTATTCCATGTTTAGTAGAAGATTTTGTATTTAATACAGACGGTAATAATTTAGGAATAAATTATAATGCAAATAAAATTATTTATGCAGGGCATAATGCTCTTTATACAGAAGTAAATTGGTTTTATGCAAAAGATGGATCAGATCAAATAGATAGATGTGCCACTTATAATTATACGGAACAAGTCTGGACAACCAGCTCACTTGCACGATCTAGTTGGTCAGATGCAAATATTTATCAGGTTCCCCATGCAACTAGTTATGATTCTACTTTAACTCCTACTTTTCCTTCTATCTTAGGAATTACTAATAAGTATGGTGGAGGTTATTTATATGAGCAGGAAACTGGAGCAGATCAAGTAAACAGCACAGGGACAACATCCATTGATGCTTATATCCGTTCTGGAGATTATGATATTACAATGAGACGAAGTCCATTGGGTCAGGCAACAGGAATTGCCGATTTTAGAGGGGATGGAGAATTTTTTATGTCAGTTAGAAGATTTCTACCTGATTTTAAATACTTAACAGGAAATGCTAAGATGACTCTTTATGTTTCATCCTATCCAGATGATACCCCAGTTAGCTCACCTTTGGGGCCCTTTACAGTTACATCAACTACTGCTAAAGTAGACACAAGAGCAAGGGGTAGATTAGTTTCTATTAATATTGCTAATGACGCCACAGGAGAAACGTGGCGATATGGAACATTAAGATTAGATGCACAACCGGATGGGAGAAGATAATGCCGTTTCAATCTGAGAAACAAAGAAGATACCTATGGGCTAAC